CGCTGGCTACATCGACGGCCGCCCGATGTCCGACCTCGCCGCGGTCTGCCGGGAGTACGCCGAGGAGAACCTCGAGCTCGCGCCGGCCACTATCAGGAACCGCCTCGCCTACCTGAGATCCGCCGCGCGTTACGCCTGGCGACGGCACAACCTCACGCCGAACGACCCGACTGGCCAGATGGAATTCCCCGCCGTCAACAACGTGCGGGAGGTCAGCCTGCCGGTCGCCGAGTACGAGGGCCGGATCCTCGTGCCGCTGCGCGCGATCGACCTGGAGTCCTGCGCGATCTTCACCCTCGCCTTCTACACCGGGTCCCGATGGGCCTCCGAGATCCTGCCGCGGCAGCCCGCCGACGTGCACCGCCTGGTCGTCAAGGGAAAGGTCCGCGTCAGGCTCGCCGTTGGCACGACGAAGAACGGCTCGCCCCGCCTGGTGCCCGTGCCGCCCAAGGCGCGCTGGACGCTCGCCTACCTGCCTTTCAAGCGCTCCGAGCGCTACTACTACGACCGCTTCAACCCCGTGCGCGACGCGGCCGGACTGCCAGACCTCGTGCCGCACGCGGGCCGGCACATCGTGGCGACCGACATCCTGCTCAACGACGGGACCCTGGCCGACGTATCGGCGGCCCTTCATCACAAGCACTGGGGGTCGAGCGCGAGGTATGCTCACTTGCTCACCGAGCACACCGAGCGGGTGCTCGAGGGGATAGGGCGCAGGAAAATGCACACCCCCCCTCGGAGGGCGGCGAAGAAGAAAGCAGCCTAACTCGCTGTTTTCCCTATGGTGCCGAAAGAGAGACTCGAACTCTCATGGTGTCGCCACCGGCGGATTTTGAGTCCGTCGGCGACCTTGGCTGCTCTATGAAACGAGGGGCGTCGACGTGCACGGAACACCGCTAAAATCACCCACGGATGGCGAGAAAATGCACACCACCTACAGCAGCGCAGCCTCGGCTTCCCTGCGCAGCACCAGGCCGGGGAGTTTCCGGCCGCCGCCGTTCACCCACTTGCGCAGCTCCAGCACGGCTTCCCCCCAGCGCTCGTCGTTCACGCGCCGGCGCAGCGTTGAGCCGCGCAGCGCGCCCAGGCCAAGGTTCAGCGCAAAATCACCTATCGCCGCGAGCGACTTCGGCCTGACTGCCAAGCTTGGACAGACGACCAGTGTTCCACGCAGGAATCGCAGTACGTCGGCCTCCAGCCTAGCTTCCGCCCATTCTGGACTGACGACCATGCCGAAACGAACATCAGGCCCGGTCGCGCCATAACCGATTGTCACGACCCCCGCTGGGCACAAATACGACTTGAGGCGAAGCCCCTCGAACTTACGGGCAAGCCTTTTTGCCGTTTCCACCGCTTCGGCCATATCGCTCACGGCGCGTATCCCAAACCTTCCGATAGGCGCTCGCTTTCGTGGTCTGGTCCTCGAACCACGCCGGAGGCTTCCCGCTGTGGCGCTCGCGGATAATTTCCTTTGTGCGCGCGCTGTGCAGCTTTCCGCTCATGCCCGCGCGTCCCTTGGCCGTTGCGTCTTTCATGTTGTCGTGATGTGTTCCAAGGAATAAATGCGCTGGGTTGACGCACCGGCAGTTGTCGCAGCGATGGAGCACGAACATCCCCGCCGGAATTTCGCCAACCCACAGGCGATAAGCGACACGGTGCGTCGTGGTTGCCTTCCTGTCCACCCGGATTGCTCCATAGCCCGATTTGAAGCGAGCGCGCTGCCACTCCCAGCACCCGCTGTCGGCAACCGTCATTCCGCTTCGTAGGCGGCACGACAGCGAGCAGTGAATCTCTCGATTCGCGGCCGGCCGGCTTCTTTGAAACGGCGCACCGCAGTGCTGGCAATTCATACAGCATCGTACAACCTCGGCCGTATTGCCTCAACTACTTTCCGCGCTTGGCGAGCTCGCGGTTGGCGAAATAGAAGCCGACGATTACGGCGAGCAGGCTCATGTCGAACTCGTCGGCCTTGAAGCCCTGGTTTACCACCTTCAGCAGCCAGATCACAAGGCACACCGTCGCGAAGGACGGCCGTACACAACCGTTCCAGGCATCGACCCATGTCACGCCGGTTTTCGCGTTCGCCGAGCGCATGGCCTCGGTGAATGCCTTGTACTCTTCCTTCGCCATTTCGACATCGCCCTGCACCGTGATCTTTTCGATGCCGAGCTGGTGCTGCAGCTGGATCGTCTTCTCCTGCCGCTCGGCCCTGCGGTCGTCCAGCTCGGCCTGGAGTTTCAGCATTTCCTGCTCGTGCTGATGGTCTTGGCGCTTTTGAACGAAGGAAGCGACCTCGCCCCAGATCATCCGGAAGACCGAGCCACCGAGGAAAGAAAAGAGTGCGGAAAGCATTTAGACCTCCTTGCCTGGATTCGAGGGCTGGCAACTTCCCTCAGAGAGCCCGCGGTAGGTCGCCACCGCACGCGTCCAGTTCGCCTGGTCGAAGACGTAGAACTTACGGCCCTCGACCTCGATCACCTCGATGCTTGCGATCGGGCACTTCGGCAGCGGCGCGCAGCCAGAGAGAATCAGGCCCGCTAGCACCAGCACAGCGAGCCACGCGACGATAGCCCACGGTCGCATCCTCGCCCGTTCATCGCGTTCTTCTATCGAGCGAAGCGGCGGGAGCGTGTCCTCGTCGTTCAAGTGCGCCCCTCCCGGCTGCGGATCTCGCGTGAGAGCCGCTCGAAGCCGTCGTGGAACTCCTTGCGGATCGTATCGAACTTGTCGTTGAGCATGTCCTTCATCTTATCGTCGCGATTGAAGAGTTCCTTCACATCATCACGCAAGTTCTTCCGTTCTTCGAGCGAGCGCACGAGGTGCGTGTCAAAATCGTCCTTCGATAGCTTCGCATCGGCCACCATCTTTACCTCCTTGATCCGGTCGTGTACGTCCTTGAACATCCAACTGAACATGGCGGTGATCAACGCGACGAAGACGGAGATGATCTCCCTCCAGAAACCGGGATCGTTTGGTGCGCTCACTGTTTCAACCCCTCGTGCTCGGCCGAGCCATTGCAGTGCCAAAGCTGGATCACGTCGAGCAGCCGGCAGAGGAGTCGGCAGAACGCGCAGCCCGCCTGGCGAGAGCCGCACTCGGCGCTCACCGTGTAGCGTCCGCCCCAGCCGAGGAGCGCCGCGGCGAGCTTGTCCTGCGCCCGCAGCACGTCTTTTGCGTAGGGCCGCTCATCGAGGAACACGGCGACCAGCGCGACGAAGATCGAGGCAAAAGCCGCGAGCGCGAACGGCAGCCAGAGCACGAAGATCACCAGGAGGAAGGAGGCTATTTCTTTCACCTACAGCGCCTTGTAAATCGCAGCCACGCGAGCGCGGATCGCCGCAAGCTGCGCCCCCGTGAGCGCACTAGGAGCTACGCCGAGCCGGTAGGCTTCGCACGAGATGACGTGCGCGATGAAAGCGCGGTGCAGATCGAAGCCGAAGCGCGGGGCAAGAGGAGCGCCCGCGCCAGCGATGCAGGCAGCTTCCAAATCGTTCTGGCTCGGTACCGCCGGCGTCTGGTAGGGCGCGATCACCCCGCCCGCCTGCGTCCAATCCTGCACGAGATCGGTCAGATAGGCGTCGGCAACGGTCTCGGGCTCCCCTTGCAGCTTGACCGCGAGCTGCGTCTGCTCGGGGTTGAGATAGCGCGCCGAAACCACCGCCTCCTCCGCGATCACGACCTGGCCGCCGGCCTCGTAGATCGTGCGCAGGATCTCGTACTCTGGGAAGGGAGCCGGGACACCCTCCGTCAGCTTGTGCGCTTCGCGGGCATTGTTGTAGGCCGAGAGCTTCGCGAGAAACTCCGCTTTTCGGCACGGCAGTTGTCGACAGTGCAGATTCATGTCGCGTCCTAGAACTTGATGATCGAGGTGACCACGGCGGCCGGATGATAGGTGTTGTGCGCCGTGCCGCTTCCCGAGCTTGCGGTGCTGCTCTGCTCGGTCACGCTGTTCGGAAAGTTGTTGCTGGCGGTGTTGACGACATCGCCACCGCCCCCGCCCGCGCTGGCTCCTTGTTCAACGTGCGCATGTGGTCCGTTCTCTCCGCTAGTCAAGGCATGGCTTTCCTCGCCGCCGGTGTTGCCCACGGCGTTCCCGAGCGTTCCCGTGCCAGATCCACCAGAGCCTACCCACGAGCGTCGCCGATCGTCTCCGACACCGAAGGTCGTGGCTCCATCGCCCACGCCCCAGGTCGTGCCGATTTCGTTGAAGAGCGCCGCGTAGGTCGCGCGGCTCACGTTCGAGCCGTCGCGCCCGAGGTAGCCATCGGGCACCGTGCCGCCGCCGAAGGGCTTGATCGTTCCGGCAAGATCCTCTTTCGCGGTACAGCGCCAGCGCGCGGTCGTCGTGTCGTAGACGATCGTCATCGAGTGCCCGCCGCTCAGGGTGTGTCCGAACGCGAAGCGATTCGCTGCGCTCGAGGCGCCGTCCTGGAACTTGAAGACGATCGGGAAGGTGCCGACGTTGTGAAGGACGATGGTGCGACCGGCCGCACCGCCTTGCAGCCCGGTCAAGCTCCGACGGGCATCGCTACTCAGCCGCAGGACGCTCGACGTTGTGATGCCGGTCGGGTTGTAGTCGTTTTGGTTGCCCGTGATCTGCGAGGGCGTACTCTCCCCGGTGAGAGAGAGCGTGCCACCGAGCGAGCTGCTGCCCGACACCGTCAGCGTGCCCAGCGCGAGCCCGACCGAGCTCAGTGCCCGGTAGACGTGCGCCGCGATTGTGCGGAGATCGATGCCGCCGAGCATTACGTAAAGTCCCCGCCCTCACCGGCGATGTAGATCGTCTTCGCCGCGGTGACCGCGACCTTCGCCTGGAGCGAGAGTGTCGTGCCGCTCGCGACGTCGATCCACTTCGAGATGCCGTCAGTTTGCAGCCCCTTGAGCCTCGTGCCAGCGAAGAAGTCGACCGCTGCGGTTGCGCCATCGGTACCGGCGCCGACCGGGATGTCCACCTCGCCGAGGATGTAGTCCACGGCAGCGACCGTCTTCACGAGCTGCAGCGTGCGCTGGCTCGTGTCGTCGCTACACACGATCAGGGTCTTCAGGCGCGTGCCCGCGCCGACGGGCGTCACGATCGTCTTCTTGCCAGTGCCGTCGGCGTTGACAATTTTCGCAACGAAGTCGCGCACGTTGCTGATCAGGGTCGGATTTGCGCTCATGGTCTTATAGCCCGTTGAAGAGTTCACGTACGAGGATGGATTGAACAGGCCTGACTTCGCTGTCGAGCTCGGCGATCGCGGCCTGCACGTTCGTCGAGGAAAGAGTCGAGATCGCCGCGAAGCTGGTGGTCGCGGCCGTCGCGTTCGCTGTGACCTGGCCCCAGTTGCCAGCGGCAAGATCGGTCGCGAACGTGCCGGAGACGTGCGCCACCATGCAGACGTAGACGATGCCGCCCTGGAGGACCACGTCGCCGACTTTGTAGGCCGTCGTCGTGACCCAGCCGCCTTTCACCGCCCAAGCCGTGCTCGAAAGCAACGCGAGCACCTGAGTGCTGAGCGAGGCGATCGTGACGCGCTGATCGAGGATCTGGCCGTCGTCGCGCTGGATCAGCGCGAGGTTGTCGCAGATGCCGTCGGTCGTCGTCTTCAGCGCCGCCATCAGCGCGTCGAGCATCGCCGTGCGGACGGTCGAGCGGCCTGCTACGCCGGTTGCCTCATCGTCCGAAAAATCGACCGAAATCGTGAAGCGCGTCGGTTGCATTTACCTTGTCCCCTGAGTGGCCGAACCACTATAGGATTTCTTCGCCGCCTGATAAAGCAGCGTCTGTTCCTCGGCGATGTCCTGCATCTCGGCGTTCTTCTCGTTGACCGCCTCGCGCTTCTCCGCCGGCGTCATGTCGCGGTCCCACTCGATTGCGCGGATCCCGAGGAACGGCACCGAAGCCGCGGGCATTGCCTTAGCGGGCTGCACGGCGGCTGCTGGCGCGCCCCCGGGCGACAGGCCGTGCGCCGTGATCCGCAGCGCCGTCCTCGAGAAGGTGCGCCGTTCATTCCTTCTTCTTGCCGTAGCCGAGGCCTTTGTCGATCGCGTCTTTCATGGTGGGCTCTTTCTCTTCTGGCTCGTCTTCACCGCCCTCGACCGGGTAAGCCTCGACTTCACGTAGTTCGATCTGCAGCTCATGCCGGCCGCCCTGCTCGCGGGTCTCGGCGGTGAGCCCGATGATCTTGCCTTTGAGCGTGACGATAGCAGCCTCGCCAACCTCAAGCGCGTCGATGATCTCGGGCGAAGCCTTCACATAGACGATCGGGTATCGCTTCTTCTTCTGCGATTCGGCCGCGACCGTCGCGTTGTAGTCTGGCTCGGGCTTGACTCGGTATGTCGGCATCGTCACCTCCAGCGATTGAACGATTGCGCCCTTGCAGCGCCGTGGCGGTGACGAACCGCTGTTCAGTCTGTGGAGGCGAACCCACTTACAGCCAGCGAATCGGCAGTAAGAATAGCTTTTCCGGCGTGGTAGTCAACCGGCAAAAAGAAAGGGCACCCGAAGGCGCCCTCTCCGTCCTGCTCCTCGCCACGCCCAGCCTTGCCTCACCGCGCCTGACCATGCCTCGCCCGACCAGGGCGGGCCTTGCCAAACCCTGCATTGCCACACCATGACTCAACCTTGCCTAGCCGAACCGTGCCCTACCGAGGCAAGCCTAGCCCGACCACACCGCTCCTCGTGCTACTGCTTCTTGAACGCGACGATATTGAACCTTCCGAACGTCGGGCGGAAATCACCCACGCCGATCAGGCGCCCCACCATCCCGATCACCTCATTGAGATCGCTCGCGTCGATATATTCCGGCAGGCCGACCATCAGGTCGAACCTTGCCTGCCACCCCACCTTTATAGCCGGGCGGCTCCTATTCACGCCGTTGCGCTGAATCAGAACGCGACGGCGATCCTCGTAGTCCCATTTCTTCACGCCAAGCGACGCAAGTGCGGTCAGGCTCTGAACCCCAGCCTTGAAGAGGTCCATAGCCGATTTGCGCGGCGAGCGTGGATCCTGCTTGAACTTCGCCGCCATGATGATCGACTGCCGAAGGTATTCACCAGGAATGGCGAGCATGCCGCCGTCAGTGCGATACACGTAGCTTTCGAGGTCGTCCGACTACGAGCTCGGCAACATCACGCGGGGCCAATATGACGAGCGCTGGGCGCGCGCTCGAGCCGCCTACCAGCAGAACGCCGAGGCACGCGAGCGAGCAATCCTTGACGAGATGCGCGCCGAACAAGCAGCAATGGAACGGCGCACGGGTCCGTCCTTCGGCGAGCGCTACCGTCAGCAGCGCGGAATAAACTGCACCAGCACGACGGCATTCGGAAGGACCACGACTACCTGTCGGTGAGGGTCATGCGCAACGCCATCGAGATCATCACCGGCCTGCTGATCGCCTACGGCGCGATCGGGCTTCTCGTGCTCGTTCTCTCCGGCGGCCAGGTGAACATCCTGCCAGGGCCGCTCGTCGATCGACCTACTGAGGCCGTGCCTCAGGGCTACTCGAACGACTGAGCAGGCCGGAGCACCCGCAGGGCTCCGATCGCCCCTTGCGCCCGGCATGACGCGTGGACTAGACTGCTTCCGCGTTCCGGCGTGAGTCGCGGCAAGGCACGGCATGGCTGAGTTGGGGGCGAGGCACCGGAGCGTATCGCCCGCCGGCTCCTTTTCAACCAACGAAAGGAGTGAAGCCGTGACCAGGAAAGTGATGAAGCTGCTCGACAGGAGCAGCGGCCTGATGGAATGCCGGAGATGTGGTCGTAGGCACTTCGCGCGTTTGCGCACCGGTGGCCACTACCACCGCGGAAACTGGCAGTGCTTGAACGGCTGCAAGCTACCGCGTCCGAAATCCTAGGCTGACGGAGCCCCGCTTCGGCGGGGCTTTTTCTTTCGGGACTGCGCTACTCAATCTACGCTCGGCGAGCACTGGATCTGCGTGGCTAACGACTGAGCTTTCGCTGCAGGGCCCCGAGCTTCTTCTCGGCCTCCGCGATTTTCTCGTCGCGGAACTTGCCGAACGCCGCCTCGCTCATCTTCCCCGCGGTGACGCCGCCGTAGGCCTGGCGGATCTGGGCCTCGAGCGCCTCCACGTCCTGCTTGGTCTCGAACATGGCGCGCAGCTGCATGGCGTTCAAGTCGGCGGGATGGATCTTCACACCGAACGTTTGCGCGAGCGCTTGCCAGACCGGGAGCTGGTCGCCCATCGGTGAGGGCCTGCCGTAGATCGACCTGATCACCTTGTCCTGCGCGTGCGAGCCAGGCACGACCGGGTTGTTCGGCAGGAACTGCTCGGCAAGGTAGGAGGCCTTGATGCGCGCGTCGTCCGTTTTGCTCGCGCCGAGCCCGGGCAGGCGCTTGCCGCGGAACGCATCGACGCCGAAGCCGGCCTGCGCGATCGAGCCCGCTGCTCCGAAGGAGGGCTGGATCGGCGCCGGCGCACCGGGGATGAATTGATTTTCGCCGGAGGTATCGAACACATCGCCACCGGGGATCCAGCGCGTCACGTCGAGGTACTGCGGCGTGTCGCCGATCCCGAGCTTGGCGCGGGCCTCCTCCGAGAGCAGATGCGCGGGCAGCTTCATCTGCTGCGGCGGGAACATCGGCAGGCCGAAGAGGTTGTCCTTCTGGTTCTCCGGCATGAGGGCGCGCTCTTTCTTGGTGTCGCCCCCGCCCTTGCGCTCGCCTACCTCGTTCAGCGCCCAGCCGATCGCCGCCCACTTCGCGAACTTCCACGGCCGCAGCGCCGCCGCCTCGGTGAGCAGCGGCACCGCTCGGTAGGTGTAGGCGAGGAACGGCGTCGCGGTTGCGCGCAGCACGTTGATGCCTGGCGCCTGGATGTCGTAGTCGATGAACCAGCGCCGCGCGTCCTTCGCCGCTTCCTCCGGTGTCGCACCCTTCGCGAGCCGATCCTTGAACACGCCCAGGCGGAACACCGAGTCCTCGTTCCGATACCAGTCGATCATCCGCCCGCCGGTGTGCTGCCAAAGCTTCTTCGTGAGATCGAGTGCGCCCTGCACCGGGTTCAGGTCGGCGGTGCGCGCAAGAGCATCGTAGGCGTCCGCCTTCCCGGAGATGCTCTGCAGCTCGCGCGACACCATGTCCGCATCGAACACGCCCAAGGCCTGCGCCTGTTTGAATGCCGCGCCCTTCCGGACGAACTCGCCCGCGGCGGACGCGAGGTGCCTGTAGTCGGCGTCGGCCAGGTCATAGAGCACGACGTTCGAGAGCACGTTGTTCGTGTGGACCACCGGATTCAGCGCGGTCTTGCTGGTCTTCCACCAGGCGTTAAGGCGCTGGTAGGAGCGGAAGGCCTGCGCGAGCGGATTCTGCGAGGTGCGAAACGCGCGCGCCCAATCCATCACCGTGAGATCCTTAAGCACCTCCGGCGGCACGTACTTGCCTTCGAGGTTGCCGAAGCGCTGGACGCGCGTACCCGGCAGCCGGCCGCCGTCCACCTGGAGCCAGCCAGGCACCGGTGCTTCGCTCGCAAGCTTCGGTGCGCGAGCCACGTCGTCGAAGAACTTGAACGCCGCGATGTCGTTCGACATCAGCTGCCCGGTGCGCGCGAGCGCGAAGGAGGCATCCTCGATCTCCCCCATCGCCGAGCGCTGTTCTTTCGTCAGCTGCCAGCGCACGGTCTGCCGGCCGCCCTTCGATTTGCCGAACAGCTCCCAGCCCTTGCCGACCCATTCGTCGGCCTCGCGCGCGGGGACCTCCTTCAGGACTCCTCGCGGCCGCAGCTCCTCGCCAAGCAGCCGCACCTGGCGCGCGATCTTCTGGCCGGTCTCGCTCGCCGGGTTCATCTTCGCGGTGTACTCGCGATGCAGGTACGTCGCCATGTTCTTGCGGTAGGTATCCGCATCGAGCAGGCCGTAATCGACCATGCGCTGGCCCCATTGCGTGATCACCTGGCGCGAGCGATCGTTCAGCGGTGCGAGATCAGCTGTTTTCGGAGCGTCGCCCTGCATCATGTTGTAGAGCAGCTTCCGATGCGAGGGGCCGAGCTTCTCGGCTTCCTTGGCCACGTCGAGGAAGTCGGAAGCAATCTGGCTCGTCAGTATCGCGCGCCCTTTTTTCGCCGCCACGTACTCCGCCGGCAGGCCGTGGTTGTCGATGAACCACCGCGACACGACCTCCGCTGCGCTCCCGCCTGAAGTCGGGATCCGGCCAGCCGCCTTCGCGCCGCCCACGCCCAGGGCAAAGCCCGCCGCCGCGCGCCCAAGCTTCTCGGTCATCGGCGCATCATCATCGGCACTCTGGTAGCCCGCCGCCGCACCGCCGACGCCTCCGAGCGCGCTGCCCGGGTTGCGCTGCGCGAGTTCGAGCATCGGTGCGCCCGCGTAGCGCTGGTACATGCCGGCAACGCCTCGCGCCGCCCGCGCGATCTGACCGGCACCGAGAAAGGACACCGTGCCCGCCTCGCTTCCGGCGCCGCTTGCGGCTTCCGCTGCTGCGGATCCTGCCCGCGCTTCGCTTGCTGGCGCACCTGCAACTGGTGCGCGTGGCGCGGCCGGAGCCTCCATGGCTTGTGAGGTACGTCCGGCGGGCACTGCCGCGGGACCCGTATTTGGAGCTGAGTCAGGCAGCGCCGATCGCGCGCGCACCGCGGGGACCGGAGCCTCTACCGCAGATAGGTCGAGCGACCCCTGCTCAGCAATGGGCTCACCCTGGAACCGAGGCTTCGTCGCACGCACCTCCACCGATGGCACCGGCACCACGCCTGCACGGATCGCCGCGTCGGCGTCCACGCGATCAACGAGGGGGATCAACTCTTTCCCGCGGAGCTTGCGGGCCGCGTTCACACCACCACCGATCAAGGTTCCGGCGCCTGCCCCGAACGCTGTACCCATGGCGGCATTGCCGAGGCGCGTCTGCCCGGCGTCCTCGTCGACGTACCCGGCGCCGCCGGCCACCGTGCCACCTACCGCGCCCCGCCCGACCATGCCTGCGATCGACGTTGCCCTGCCTATCGGAATCAGGCCGACCGGATCGACCACGTTGCCGACCACGCTGCCTGCCGTCGTTGCGACAGGACGCTCTGCACGAAGCGCACGGATCGCGTCCGCGTCGCCGCGCATGCCCTCCTCATCGATGCCGAGGATCTGCTTGATGCCGCGGTAGGTGGAAGTCAGGCCCTCACCGATGCCGACAAGCGCGGCCTCGCCAAGCCCGGTCTCCCGCGCCGTGTTCATCAGGCCTTCGGTGAGCGGGTCGAGTTTGACCGGTACGCCAGCGAAGCGTGGTCCGCCTCGCGGTGGTGACTCGATCAGCTCTCCATCGAAGCGCGGCATCGTGTCCCTCGATCAACGCTTGCGATAAGACTTCCCGTCGTCCGGGTCGATGTAGACCGCGCCGCGCGGGAGAGCGTCGAAATCGGCCTGCGACTTCGGCCTGGCAACTTGCTGCGCCGGGGCTTCGCCAGGACCACGGATCTTGCCCTGCGCGTTGCGACCGGGCGCATCAGGCCTCGGCGTGCGCTGCCCGCCCTCCTTGAGCTGGACGTACTGATCCGCGAAGTCGAGGAAGTTCGGTGCGCGCGGATCGCGCTGACCCATGAGGGTCTTCGGGTACTGGGTCTCGTAGACCTGCCGCGCCTCCTGCATCAGCGCATCACGTTTGCCGCCGCCCGACGTGAGGCTGACGAGGTTCTGCACCGGGTCCATGCCCTGCGCGTGATTTTTGAGCCACGCGAGCCGCACCTCTGGTGCAAGGTCCGAGAGCTTCGCGCCGGTCAGGGATCGGAACGCCTGCGCCGGCAGGCCATCATCGGCGCCGCTCGCTTCCCTGGTCAACTTGTCCGTCTGCGCTCTGTAGAGTCCCGAATGCGCGCCACGCTCGCCGGCCTGCGCTCGTTCGGACACAGCCCTTGCTTCCGCGAGTGAGACGTTCCCTTGAGCCAACGCGCCGCTCTCGTCGCGCGCGCCGGTCTCGACGTTGGTGGTGATGCCGCGCTCATTCGTGCGGAACGGCGCGCGCAGGTGGCCGCTGACCGCCGACATGAGGCGGTTGCCGGTTTCCACATCCGGCGCGTTCGCAGCCTGGCCGATGAGGTCTTGCTTCTGCAGATGGCCTCCCGCTTGGGCGAGCTGCTCGGCGTTCGTTTTGCCTGTCGCGAGTTGGTTCGCCTGGAGCGCGGCGAGCGAGCTGCGAAAGATCCGCTCGGCACCGGCGGCTAGATTCGTGGGCTTGGCGAAGGTAACGTCGGGCATCACGTTGCCCTCGTCGTCCATGTCCACGCCGCCGGATTGCGACGGGCGCTCGCGCGCGCCGGAGATCGCCTTGTAGAGCCGAGTCGCATCGGGCAGGTCGATCCCGGCCGCGTGCCCCGCATACTCGGTGCGCGCTGCAGGGTCGGCGCGCCGCGCCTCGGCGGCTCGATCGCTCTCCAGTTTGGCGCGCATCTGCTCGATCAGGCCCATCTTGTGCGCCTGGTCCGCCGCCATCGAATCGGCCTGCATCTCCTGCAACGGATTCAAGCTGCTGCCGCCCGAAGCCATCAGCCTGCGGATCGCGCCTGTCAGGTTGCCGCTCGGCTGAGTCCGAAATACCGGCATCTATCGTCCCTTCGTCCCGAAGATGCCGAGGCCGTACTTGAGCCGGTCCGCGATCGTCGGTTTTCTCAGGGTCTTGCCGACCGCAGCCGCATCCTCGTAGTCCCACGGAGACGGTTCCCCTTCTCCGGTCCACGGGATCGAGTTCGGATCGCTGCCCGCCATCGAGCCGCCGACGGCCATGCCAACATCACCCGCGAGCGAAAGGAACGGGTCCGGCACGACGTTGCTGATGTCGGTCATGTAGCCGCGGCCGACGTTCTCGCTCGCGCGATTCGCCGCATCGACCGTTCCTGCGGCCCTGCCGAATCGGAGCCCGAAGCGCTGCTGCTGCTCGCCTGGCGCGCCGATCGAGGAGAGTTGCTCGATCGCGCGGCGCGTGCGCTCGGCGATGCGTGCAGCGTTTGCTTCCTGCGTAGACTCGTAGTCGCCCGAGAGCTTGCCGGCGATCTGCGGCGCGTCGAACGCCTGCGCGGCGCCGACCGTGCCCTTGAGGGATTGCTCGCGGTCCTGTGTCACCTGCATGAGCTCCTCCGCCCTCGCCTTCGGCGTTTGCTTTTGGAGCAAGGTCTCCGTCGCAGCTTCGGTCTCACGGGCTTTCGATTTTTGATAGGTCTCCATCTGGCGACGCAAGGCTTCGCGCTGCCCGGCCGCGTCCTCGTTCGCTTGCATCTTCATGAACGCCGATGCGGCGAGAATTGCTAGCGAGAATGGATCGAACATGGCTCAGGGAGTCTGGGTGATTTTGCCGGAGGTCGTTCTGATTTGTTGGAACGGAAATGCGCCCAATTGCCTGTAGTACCGTTCCGCGAACAACCGCTGCTGCGCGCTGAGGTTGTTTCCTGTGGCCGCGTCTGCAGTGTTGGTGAAAAGATCACCGAACAGCGACACCTTCTGCGCCGCGTTCGCGTTCTCGAAGGTGTTCTTCAGCCCCGCTTGCGCGGCGCTCACTGCGCTATCCCCCGCTCCGCTGTTCACGAGCTGCACCGCGCTCAAGCGCTCCTGCTCGCGCTGGGTCTTCAGTTGCCCCACCGCCCGACGCACCGCTTCGTCGACGCGCGTCGCGCCGAGGTCTCGATCAGATCGGACATCACCCTGCTGGTAGATGTCCTCGCTGCCGCCCATCAACCCCTGGCGTGCGAGCTTGAAGCGCGTCTCACGCTCGGCTTTCGTGTAGTCGCGGCCGAGTTGGTCGGCGTAGTAAGAGCGCGTGGCGTCGGCGAGCTTCGTGTTTTCGCCCTCCATCGCGGTGCGTGCGCCCGCAGCTTCCTGATCGAGCGCGTTGAAGTCGGCGACGGCCTTGTTGTAGGCGTCCTCGTCGAAGACATCCACCGTCGAAGCCGGCGGCGGTCCATAGGACACGCTTTCGGAACCTTCGCCACCGACCAGGTGCCGGCCTTCCTGCGGCTCCCCGGCTCTTTGAGTCGTAAAAGTCTTGCGCTCGGGCGCGGGACCTCTATCAGCGTCGATGCCGTACATCCGGTCGATACGCTTTCTCAGGGCGCCCTTGCGTGCTTCTTCGGCCTCGAAGTTGCTGCCCGAGCCGCCACCGCCATCATCACCACCGATACGGCAAACGACGTGCACGCCTGGAAATAGGATCCACTTCAGTAGATTCGTCATGTCGCCATCCGGTAGTGCACGAGGTCGCCTTCGTTCTGAATCTCATCGAACCCCAGCCGCTCGGCGAAACGCCGCGCGGTCAGGTTGTCCGCGACGCACTTGCAGCGCAGCGCCGTGTAGCCGCCGAAGCCCTTGATCACGTCGAAGACGCGCAGCGCGTGGCGGATATGGCGCCGGGCCCAGCCATCGCGCCCAGCAATCCAAAGCACGCCCTCCTTCGCCGAATTGGTGATCACGCCGCCGACAACGATCACCTCGCCGTCGATCACGCCGGCCCATGCCGCGCCGCCCAACTCGATCCTCGAGCGCGCCCACGCTTCGAGGTCCGGGTACATCCGCAGGATCTCCGCTCGGTCACGAGCCCCAAGGTGCGGCAGGAGCGCGTGCAGATGCTCAAGCGTCAGGGGTTCAGGCTTCATACCACGCCCAATTTATCGTACAAGAGCATCAGCGCCGACAGTTCTGCCGCCTCGTCCTTCTGATGCACGAGATGCGGCGCGATGCGCTCGGCGAGCAACTCGACCGGATGCGTCGCGCCCATCTGGCTGACCGCCGGCAACTCGTACGCCTGCGACTCGAGCGTCTGGTTCTCGACCGCGAAGAGGTGGCTGATCGTCCACTGCCCCTCGCCGATTACCTTCATGCCCATGAATTGCTTCGTCACGCCTGGGGCCTTGCCGTCCTGGAAGAACATCTGCACGTCGACGAGCGGAACCGAAGACACGCCGTCCTTGTAGACCGTGTCGCTCACCCTGTAGACGTCATTGCCCGTGCGCACGTAGAGATCCTGATTCAGCACGGTCGCATCGTCCACCGAGAAAGGCAGCGTGAACTTCGACCAGGCGCTGATCTTCGAGGTGCGGCTGAAGGTGTAGACCCACACGGTCGAGCCGTTGATGCACCAGAATTGCCCCAGCTTCGGGTAGTACATCGAGAGGGGGTCGTCGGTGGACAGGATCTGCGCCTTGACCAGCTTGTCGATCGCGCTGCCCACGTCGTTGTCCTGCAGGTTGTCCGTGATCGAGATGAGCGACACCGACCTGAAGCCGTTCTGCGCGAGGAAGAAGAGGTCGCGCGAGACCG